GCTTCTGAATTACAGACACGTATTCGTAATATGGGCACATCAGTTGGTGTAAACGGCATCGATGTTACCGGTACTGATGTTACTCTAGCAACATCATTAACATTGGCTTAATTTTTAAATTAAAAACCAAATAGGCTCTTCGGAGCCTATTTTTTTCAGTAAATAGTCTATGTTTAAAAAATACTATACAGGTAGCTATAAAGATTTTCTCAGCGACATTGCTCCGGTTATCCAATGTATTTCTCTTCAAGGTACGGATCTAGTAGGACTTGAATTAGGAGTCTACAAAGCTGATTCTTTTATGACTATATTAGAAAATTGTTCAAACATCAAAATGTTGTACGGTGTTGATAATTACAAACCCTATTATGATGTGTTTGAGGCAAGGGAAGTATCGGAATTAGAATCGGATATGATCAAGGCAGAATCTTTACTCAAACAAAAACACAGCCCTTACAAAGATAAAATTAAGTTTTTTGAATGCTCTAGCGTTGAAGCTGCAAACTACATAGACGACGAAAGTTTAGATTTTATTTTTATCGATGCAGATCATAGTTACGAATCAGTACTACAAGATTTAACAATTTGGTATCCTAAATTAAAACAAGGCGGGTTATTAACAGGCCACGATTATTATATGAAACCCGTTGAGCAGGCTGTGAACGATTTTAGATCATTAAATACTATAAACAGTTTAATGGGAGTTTACCTAAGCTCTTATGCGTGGAAAAAATAAATGGCAAAATCATTAGATGGCGTATTAATCAAGAAAGCTCACGCTCCTCAGAAATATACTCTTGAGGAAGTTAAGCACCTTGAAGCCTGTATGGATCCAGTTAATGGTCCGTTATATTTCTGTAAAAACTTTTTAAAAATTCAACATCCTACTAGGGGGTCAATTCCTTTTGAACCCTACGAGTATCAAGAAAAATTAATTCAAGCCTATCACGAAAACAAGCAGTGTATTGCTATGTTACCTCGTCAGATGGGTAAGACTACCTGTGCTACGGGTTATCTATTATGGTACACAATGTTTGTACCAGAGGCACAGGTACTAATTGCTGCACACAAGTACGAAGGTGCGCAGGATATTATGAACCGTTATCGTTACGGTTACGAAAACTTACCAGACTTTATCCGTGCTGGTGTTTATTCATATAACAGAAACACAATTGAATATGACAACGGTAGTCGTATTCAAGCAACTACAACAACAGAAAACACCGGTCGTGGTAAATCTCTATCGCTAATTTACTGTGATGAGTTTGCGTTTGTGCAGCCACCAGAGAAGGCCAAAGAGTTCTGGACTGCGTTATCTCCAACACTGTCAACAGGTGGTAAGTGTATTATTACATCAACACCAAACTCAGACGAAGATCAGTTTGCCTTGATCTGGACTGAAGCAAATAAAAAGTTTGACGAGTTTGGCAACGAACAAAAACTAGGCAGCAACGGATTTTATAGCTACTTTGCTCACTGGGCCGAACATCCAGACCGTGACGAAGAGTGGGCTAGAGTAGAACGTGCAAAGATTGGTGAAGAACGTTTCCGTCGTGAATTTGATTGCGAATTCTTGATCTTTGACGAAACTCTAGTTAACGCTGTAAAACTTGCAGAAATGAAAGGTGTTGACCCAATTATGACTATGGGTCAAACACGTTGGTACAAAGACATCAATCCTAAGGCAACATATCTTGTTGCACTAGATCCAAGTATGGGCACAGGTGGAGACTATGGAGCTATCCAGGTCTTTGAAATGCCTAGTATGGATCAGGTTGCAGAGTGGCATCATAATATGACTCCAATTCAAAGCCAGGTCAAACATATGAGAGAAATACTCAGGTATATCAATGATCGCGGACAGGAAAAAGGTGGTACTCCGCAGATTTACTACAGCGTAGAAAACAATCAACTAGGTGAAGCAGCATTGGTAGTTATTAACGATCTAGGCGAGGAAAACTTCCACGGATTATTCCTAAGTGAGCCAATCCGCAAAGGTCACGTTCGTAAGTTCCGTAAAGGGTTTAACACCACACACCGTACAAAAGTGGCGGCTTGTAGCCAATTTAAAAATTTGTTAGAAACGCAGAAAATGAAGATATTTTCTAAGCCGCTAATTTCAGAGCTTAAGACTTTTGTAGCACACGGCGTAGGCTACGGTGCAAAAAGCGGTGAACACGATGACCTAGTATCAGCTTCACTGTTAATTATTCGTATGGCCAGCGTACTAGCAGATTGGGATCCGCACATTTATGACAAAATGACGGAAAAGATCACCGAAGAAGCAATGCCTATGCCGATCTTTGTAAGCACAGGATTTTAATAAATATAACTATGGATGCAAGAAATAACATAGCCACTGATCTATTCTACAAAATTCGTAGTAGATTTTCTGGCCTCAAACTAGGAGCAGAAACTGGGCAAATTACTATTAACCCAGACGAAGCTCGATTCTTTGATTTTGATTATATGGAAGGGAATACTCCCATCGGGCACGTTAGCGTTAGTCTAGCTGAACCTAATTCTATGAAAGTGTACTTTAGTCACGGTATTACAGAATCAATGGATGATGGACAAAAAACTAATTGGTATAAGTTTTTAAGAGAATTAAGACAGTTTGCTAAACGCAGACTACTAAGTTTTGACACAAGAGATATTGCTAAGGATAATCTAGACAAAAGAGATTATGAATTCCTAAGTCAAAATGCTCAGCCAAAACCTAAAGAGAATACAATAACAACACCCGTTGGAGAAAGCGTAATGAATGAAAGCACACTATACGGCTCAAAGACAGTGAGCTATCAAAAGTTGATGGATACCCGTTTGATTATCAAACACAGCCAGGCTCTGCAAGATGATATGCAGCCAGGCGCACGAAGCAGAAACATTTCAGCATTGTTTGTTGAAAATCAGGACGGTGAAAGATTCAAGTATCCATTCATTCACTTAGCTGGTGCTCGTGCTATGCAACGTCACGTGGCCAACGGCGGATTACCCTACGATGATCTCGGCAAGAGCATCATTAATATGAGCGAAGAAATTGCTCAACTAAAGAGTTTTAGTGCATACGTTGTTCGTAACGATCTAATGAATTCCGATACCAACGGTATTGTCGAACGTTCAAGCACAGCACTAAACAATCTACGTGAACAGATCAAGGCATTAAGCAAACAAAGCCACTACGAGGCATACAAGGAATCATTCCAGGCTCAACAACCTTTAGAAGTTCCACAAGATGTTGTAGAAGATTTTACAGAAAAATTCACAGTACGAAATTTTAAAGAAGACATTAAATCTGTTTTTCCAGTTCTATACAGATTAATGCAAGAAGAAAATACACTAGGCTATGACGACATAGTCGCAATGACCACAAACGAAGAAGCTAGCGATGATGTAGAAATTGATATGTCTACAGAAACATTTGATCCATTTGCAAAGTTTGAAAACTGGGCAATGGCTTTAGGTGAAGAAAGTGCAATCACTAGCGAAGATCCAGACGAACAACAAACAGCCATACAAGAATTACAAGAACTGGTTAGTCAAGAGTTTCCAGCAGGCGTCGATGGTTCAAATGCCATTGAAAGTTTAAAAGGCATCATCGACGATCCACAGCTATTCAAAGGCATAAAAGACACAGCCAAAGAAGATCCAAACGCAGATCTAAGAGGCGCAATACAACAGTGGTTAGGATTATATGCTCCTGAAGTCTTAGAACAATTAGACTTTGGAGACTTTGATCCAAACGCACAGACAGCCGAAGAACCTGCAGCCGCTGAAGCTCCGGAAGAAGAAGTACCTGCAGAAGAGCCGGCCGCAGCTGAAGTTCCTGCTGAAGAAGTACCAGCAGAGGAAGTACCGCAAGAAAGTATGGAAGAGCCTAAGAGAATGGATATACAAGAACTTGCAGAGTTCATTACATCCTTCTATGACAAAGAGTCAGGCACATTCCCTAAAGGCCCAGAAGGCGTTTGTACAATGGTAGGCAAGAAGTTTGGTGAACAGGCAGAAAACGTTGCTCGTAAATTTGTAGAAAGAATGGCACCGCAACAAACTACTGAACAAAATCCAGAATTGGCAGAATTGGCAAGAGTTAGAGAACTAGCAGGCCTATAATATAATTTGGAAAAACAAAAAGGCTCTTCGGAGCCTTTTTTTGTCAACAAAAATTCGGGCTACGGCGTTATTATAGTATACACTTATAAAAGGTGGGTTATTATGCTAATGAGGACCAACTATGAAACGCTTAGTAGTATTCACTGCGTTGACCACGATATTAACGATAAGCCAGGCAAGCACGAAATTGAGCGATCCGACGCTTTCAGCCTCCGCTGCCCAACGCCCGACTGTGACACGAAACGCTCAGGCCCGTGTAAAGATACAAAAGCCGAAACTGTTTGTAGGTAACCCGCACAAGATCTTTGCCACTGACTGGGATGTAGATTTCCTAGATGTTGACGATGTTATAACCAGCTATCGACGTAGAGACCTAAACAAAGTCGAACACGAAGATGGAATTGGCGATCAAGTTCGTTGGCGATTATTCCTAGCTAGACAGTTAGCTATGCTTAAATACAGAGAAGTCCACGGTTAACGTGGATTTTTTTTTGGTGAAATAATATTTCCACTTTTGACTGAAAAGGCATTGCAAATACTAAATAAAAAGCGCATAATAGTTGTTATGCGAAAGGCATACAAAGTCATTTACATTAAGGCATAAGGAGGCTATAAAATGGCAACATTAGCAGAAATTCGTGCGAAACTTCAAGAAGCACAATCAAAGTCCACAGGACAATCAACAGGCGGCGGCGACAACGCAATTTACCCACATTGGAATATGCAAGAAGGCAAAGAAGCGGTAGTCCGTTTATTGCCAGATGGTAATCCAAACAACACGTTCTTCTGGGTAGAACGAGCAATGATCAAACTCCCATTTGCAGGTATCAAAGGTGAAACTGACTCACGTCCAGTTCAAGTGCAAGTCCCTTGCGTTGAAATGTATAACGATGGTACAGCTTGCCCAATCCTATCTGAAGTGCGTGGCTGGTTTAAAGACAAGTCACTGGAAGAAATGGGTCGTAAGTATTGGAAGAAGCGTTCATACATTTTCCAAGGCTTCGTTGTTGAAGATCCTATCCGTGAAGAAAAGACTCCGGACAATCCAATCCGTAGATTTATCATCGGACCTCAAATTTATCAAATTATCCGTTCGGCTCTTATGGATCCAGAGTTGGATGAGTTGCCAACAGACTACTTGAAGGGTCTAGACTTCCGCATTGCTAAGACATCAAAAGGTGGCTTTGCTGATTACTCTACATCAAAGTGGAGCCGTCGTGAACGTGCATTAACTGATGCCGAACAAGACGCAATCAATGCACACGGTCTGTTTAATCTATCAGACTTCCTACCTAAGAAGCCAACTGATGTTGAGCTTAAGGTAATGAAAGAAATGTTTGAAGCGTCAGTTGACGGCGAAGCATATGATATGGAACGCTGGGGTCAATACTTCAAACCAGCAGGTATGGGTTCAGCCACAGGCGATCCTAACAAGCCAGCTGCTCAACGCTCTGCTCCACAGGCTGCTCCAGCAGCTGAAGAGGAAGCACCTTGGGAAGAACCAGCTGCTCCTGTAGCCAAAGCTGCTCCTGCTCCGGCAGCAGCAGAAGGTGCTAGTCGTGCTCAAGATATCTTAGCAAAGATTCGTGCTCGTCAGCAATAATAGGTAATACGGCTCGAGCCTCTGAGACATAGTTCTTACGCTCGAGTTCTTTTCACTACAGGATAATAATATGGCAAAAGCATTTGATATTTCTAAATTTAGAAAGTCAATTACGAAGTCTATCGAAGGACTTAGCATTGGCTTTAATGATCCAACTGATTGGGTCAGCACAGGTAATTACGCTCTAAATTATCTGATCAGCGGCGATTTTAACAAAGGTGTTCCGCTTGGTAAAGTGACTGTGTTTGCCGGCGAGAGTGGTGCAGGCAAGTCATACATTTGCTCTGGCAACCTTATCAAGGCCGCACAATCACAAGGTATCTACCCAATTCTAATCGATACAGAAAACGCACTCGATGAAGATTGGCTCAAAGCACTAGGTGTTGATACCAATGAAGATAAGTTGTTAAAACTTAATATGGCTATGATTGACGATGTAGCAAAAACTATTACAGAGTTTGTTGCAGAGTATAAGGCAATGCCAGAAGATACTCGTCCTAAGGTCTTGTTTGTACTTGACTCACTAGGTATGTTGTTAACTCCAACAGACGTTAATCAATTTGAAGCAGGTGATTTAAAAGGTGATATGGGCCGTAAGCCTAAAGCACTGACAGCACTTGTTCGTAACTGTGTTAATATGTTTGGTTCACTAAACATTGGTCTAGTTGCAACTAATCACACATACGCTTCACAAGATATGTTTGATCCAGATGACAAGATCAGTGGTGGACAAGGTTTCATTTATGCTTCTAGTATCGTTGTTGCTATGAAGAAAATGAAATTGAAAGAAGACGAAGATGGTAACAAGATTTCAGAAGTCAAAGGTATCCGTGCTGGATGCAAGATTATGAAAACACGTTACGCAAAGCCGTTTGAAAGTGTACAAGTGAAGATTCCTTACGAAACAGGTATGAATCCGTATAGCGGACTGGTAGACCTGGCTGAAGCTAAAGGTATGCTCAAGAAAGAAGGTAACAGTCTTGTCTACACTACAGCCGACGGTGAAATCATCAAGCAGTTCCGCAAGGCCTGGGAAAGAAATGAAAACGGTGGCTTAGATGCTATTATGTCAGACATTTCAAAACACGGCGAAAATTCCGCTTCAGAGATAACTAATAATGTTGAACCTGAAACGGAGACCCAAGAATGAAAGATGATTTAATTGCTGATCTGTGGAATGTGGTAGTCGAACACATTCCAGAAAAATCAAGAAAAGACGTTGCCTACGACTTCATCAATACTTTACTAGACTACGGTATTAAAGATTCGGTCCTTGAAAGCCTTCAAGGTATTGATCCTTACCTAGACGATGCAATTAACTATGCTATCGACGGTGAAGAAATTGAAGAGTCTGACGAAGACGACTATTATGAAGATGAGGATTAAATGAATTGGTATGATCGTGTTTCAAAGGATATTAGTAATATTCCAGATGCTGTGGCCTATTATGAAGCTGAATTACTTTCAGCAAAACAAGATGTCCGTGTAGCGGGAAGCATCGAGAAAGCCTCTGCGCAAATGCCAGGCATTGTTGAAACACGATTTAACCAACTTCAGGAAATCGAAGGTATTTTAGAATATCTTAACATCGAACTTCGCAGGCTTCGTAGTCAGCATTTTCGCAGATATTTAGAAAATTATCAAAGATCTTTAAGTTCTAGAGACTGTGAAAAGTTTGTAGAGGGTGAGGCAGATGTCGTTGACTTTGAAAAAATTATCAACGACTTTGCCTTACTACGCAACAAGTGGCTAGGCATTATCAAAGCACTAGACATCAAGCAGTGGCAGTTAAGCAATATTGTTAAACTTAGAACTGCGGGATTAGAAGACGCTACTCTTTAATCCAATGCCAAGTAGCCCATTGCCAATACGGTAATGGGCTTTTTTCTGAAAACGCTGTCAACATAATGTCTTGACACTGTGTTTCTAACTTTCCATACTTACTTCTTCTTTCAACAGAAAGATTACTTTTAATTAAAAGCTGTCCTCCTGGATTGAGATTTTTCATACAGTTGTCGACTAACTCTTTCCAATCGTCAACGGTCCATTCCGCATTTAATTCAAAAGTTGTTCGAATCATTATAATACAATCCCACGGGCCTTCTGGGATAGTTTTATCATAGTTAGGGAACAATTTACATTCTGTAAGATCTAGGCCAGCATCTTGATAAAATGGTCTAAGCTCTCGATCAGTTCTTCCAAAATAGGTACCAAGATAGCTGTGACCGTGGTGCTTAGATATAGACCCAAAGTGTCCAAGCCCTGCACCGATATCTAATATTTTTTGATTTTTTCTTTTATCTAATTCTAATATTTTAAACAGTTCTAATTTTTCTTCTAAGAACTGATCTTCGGATAGATACTTTAACCATCCTTGCATATTTAGATCCAATGCTAGTTTCTGTTGCTCTGGCACACGACATATAACTTTTGCTTGTTCGATATTCATAAAAATTCCAAGTTTCAATATTTACCATTATCATAGCATATAAATACCAGTATGAAAAAAATTGTTTTAATCACCGGCGGATTTGATCCCTTACATTCTGGGCACATTGCTTATTTCAAAGCAGCTAAAAAATTAGGCGATATTCTTATTGTTGGAGTAAACTCTGATGCGTGGCTAACACGTAAGAAAGGTGCTCCGTTTATGCCTTATGTAGAACGTTCTGCTATTGTACGCAACATTATCGGAGTTGATTTTGTTATTGACTTCGACGACAGCGACGGTAGTGCTAAACGTGCTATTCAAATGGTGCGTTCGAGTTATCCTACTGATAAAATTGTTTTTGCTAACGGCGGAGATCGAACTAATGAAAATATTCCAGAAATGGATTTAGATGACGACAATCTAGAGTTTGCTTTTGGCGTTGGCGGGTTTAATAAAGCCAACAGTTCTAGTTGGATCTTACAAGAATGGAAAGCCCCTAAGACTGAAAGACAATGGGGCTATTATCGTGTACTACACGAAGTTCCTGGTATGAAAGTTAAAGAACTTACAGTTAATCCAGGCTGTAGTTTATCGATGCAGCGTCATCAATATCGTGCAGAATATTGGATTGTCAGTGAAGGTAGGGCCATTGTTAACAGTATGATGTCTGGAGGGTATGCTCTACCATCAACTGAGCTAGCACTTCACGAAGAATATAAAATTCCAGTTCACGAATGGCATCAACTAACTAATCCTTACGATGTACCTTGTAGGATTGTAGAAATACAATATGGTGAAAAATGTAACGAAGAGGATATCGAAAGAAAATGATTCCAGTGTTTATAGGGTATGATCCAAGAGAAGCAATTGCCTATCACGTTTGTGTAAACAGCATTGTTAGAAATGCAAGCCAACCAGTGGCAATAGTTCCGCTAGCATTAAATTTGCTTAAAGACTACAAAGAAGAACACACAGACGGTAGCAACCATTTCATCTACTCACGATTTTTAGTTCCGCATCTAACAGGATATAACGGCTGGGCGATCTTTATCGACGGCGATATGTTACTGCGTGACGACATTACTAAATTGTGGGAAATGCGAGAAGAAGATAAAGCAGTAATGGTTGTTAAACACAAGTACGAAACAAAACTTACAACAAAATACCTTGGTGCTAAAAACGAAAACTATCCTTGTAAAAATTGGAGCAGTGTAATCCTTTGGAACTGCGGCCATCCTGCAAATAAAAAAGTAACACCTCAGTTTGTACAAGAATCTACCGGAGCACAACTTCATAGGTTCACTTGGCTCAAGCCTGAACAAGTTGGTCAGCTACCGATTGAGTGGAATTGGTTGCCAGATGAGTACGGAGTTAACCAAGGTGCAAAACTATTACACTACACACTAGGTACGCCTAGCTTCCACGAATTTGCTAACACTCCGATGGGAGACGAATGGCACCGTGAAAGAATCTACACAGAATATTGTCAGCAGCACGGCCTATGAGCAAATGGATATTTCTCAGCAAGGGAAACCAAGACGATTATATAAATTTGTTTGCTCACGGCTGCGGTGAAAAACCAATTGATCCGGATAATTTTACGTTTGAAGAATCAGACAATCCGTTAGTATTAAGAGGAATTCTTAAAAAGAAAATAATGAAGCAATGCCTTAAAGAGGGCAGAACGTTTTATTATATGGACACTGGATATTTTGGTAATGAAAAAACTTCTAGCAATCCTAATGGTTGGAAATACTGGCATCGCATTGTAAAGAACGATCTACAACACGGTGAAATTATTAATAGACCCGATGATAGATTCCGTCAATTTAAAAAGACATTTCAGCCTTGGAAGAAAGACGGTCGTAAGATTTTAATTGCAAAGCCTGATGAAAAACCTTGTAGATACTACGGTATTGATCTAAACCAATGGGTAGAAGATACAGTAAAAACTATTCAGCAATACACTGATAGACCTGTAGTTGTTAGAGAGCGAGCACCACAACGTATAGATAGAATTACCACAAATACATTACAGCAGGCCTTAGACGATGATGTATTTGCACTGGTTACATTTAACAGTGTTGCCGCAGTAGAAAGCATATTTCACGGTATACCAGCATTTACTCTAGCACCTGCAAACGCTGCCAGTCCTGTGGCATTACAAGATTTAAGTAAAATAAACGAACCCTATTATCCAGACAGCGATAAGTTATATGCTTGGGGATGTCATCTTGCCTACGGGCAATTTCACGTCAGCGAGTTAAAAAATGGCAAGGCCAAAGAGATGTTAGAAAATGAAAGATGATTCAATAGAAAATTTCTTGGTCATTGGATCAGGAAATGTAGTAACTGTCGAAGCTGAAGAACAAAAGCCTTTAGTACTTCGTGGTGTTATTAAGAAAGATTATATCTACAATTGCATTGAGAATAATCGAGACTACTATTATGT